GGATTAGCCTTTATAGTGGCCAATAATTCCCTTTCTAGTTCTTGTTCCTCTGTAGCGAACTCCATAGGGCTTCCATCTTCACCTAATTTAACATCAAGTTTACTTACTACTTCAAAGTTATCTAGACTTTCTCCTATGTCCTCAAATAAATGACTGAAATCGTCATCACTTGAGAACTTAGAACATGAACACATCTTCTCCGAATCTATTTGCTTGAGCTTTCTTTGTGCCCAAGCTACACCTTCATCGCCTCCCCAAGCTAACCACATTAAGCGGCCGCATCCATCACCTAACTTTTTTTTAGAGTTCTTTCTATGACGCTCAAAAGCAGCCATTCTAGCTACAGTATCTCTACCGATTTTATCTCCTTTAGCTAACTGATGAGCTCTTTTTTTTCCTACTGGAGTTCCACAGCTGCCCCATCCGTTCTTTTCAGCCCAATCTAAAGCGGTCTGAGCGTTTTTCTTTGCAGCTTTAGGGTAATCGTTGTATGTTTCAAATTTAGCTTTATGGCCAAACTCGTCTAGGTTTTTGTCGCTTATCTCTGAATGACTAGAACAAGGCATATACCAAGTCTGTCCATCTACGTCATGTTCGTGATGTCCTTTACATCCTATTTCTGTAGCTACTCTTTCAGCTTCCTCTATTGTACTAAATAAAGGTTTACCATTTACTGATATTTTATCAAAACCCTCTTTTGATTCTCTATATTTCTTGCAATCTTCTTTATCGCAATCTTTATCATAGCAATCTTCACTACATGGCTCATAGGCTAATTCAACATCATTTACAGAGGGCTCTTCTATAGCTTCTTGAAGTTCTAGGCCAGTCTGGTCAGTTATTAAGTCTCTTATTTCGTCTCTATTTAAGTTAGCTAGTATGATTTCACTAGTTAAGTCTATAGTGTCTATAGGTTTAAGTGGTTTGATTTCAATATCAGATAATCCTAATTCAAATAATGCAACCTTTTTGATAGTAGCTAGTAAGGTGTTTTGTCTTTCACTAACGTATGTGTTAGTGAATATCTCATAAGCTAAATCAAGTTCATTACGAGCTCCTAGTTGACCCTCTTCTTTAACTCCAAATAATATAGGATTAGTGACTCTATGGCCAATGAATATAGATTCTTTAATCCTACTACTCATCTCCATATATCTCAAATGTAGGTCATTACCATTCAAACTAGATATTTCGCTAGAGTTCTCCTTAGAAGGGCTAAACAAGTGAACTATCTTAGTTCCAGTAGCCTTTCCGAATTTACCTTGAAAAGATTTCTCAAAAGACCTTAATTCCTCTTCAGTTTCAGGTACTCCGTTATTATGTTGTATTAAAGTTCCACCTACGAAGCCATTTTCTACCTCATTTAACCAGTAATCTCCTATTTGAACGTCTGTTCTTATCTCAGCTAAAGAGCCTACATATACTGGAAGAGGGTAATGTTTTAAGTTTGGTCTATAATCTACATGATATATAACCCCTCTTATCTGTTCCTCGTCTCTAGGATTGTATCTTTCAAACTCTTTTATTGTAGGTTTGCTGTTTTTAGTGCCTTTTTCAGTAATCCAGTCCTCAGCATACTTAATAGTGCCGTCTAAACCTAGTCTAATATTAGCAAAATCTAAGTGGAAGTACTGATTTCCTGCCCTAGTTTTAACAACTTCGATAGCATAACCATTAAAAAGCTCATAATCTAGAGATATTCTCTTCAATAAAGAAGTCCAATCTTCAGAAATATTAGCATTTGCTAGCCATTTTTTAATATTTAAGTTCTCTGATTCTAGTCCATTACCTACAATATAGCCTACTTTGCCGTTAACTACAGCATTATGAGTAGAACTATCGTTATATAAGTCTATTAATTCGTATGGATATAGGTTATCTTCACCATAAAATACTAGATTCTTGTTCTTTTTTTCTAGAAATTTAGGTATTTCTGCCGAAGCGAAGTTAGAAACTATTGGGTTGTTATTCATATATTACTATATTTTGGTCATCTGTATAGGAGTAAACTATCTCTTTAGGTTCTTTGAGTCTTAATATGCCTCTATGAATCTCTATTCCACTAGTACACCCTACAGTATCCGTGTTCATTATTATATACGGAAAGTCTCCGTTATTCGGTAGGTCTATTGTTGCATTTGCTAAGTCCTGAGTCCCTTCTATTAAAGTGAATTCTACATATCTCTCATTAACACTATAAGGAGCCGCTAAGCTAGTACTTACATTGTACTCTTCGGCCTCTATAGTTAACGTGTAATAATCGTATTCTGTCTCATTTGAGATATTACAATAAATCTTATTTGTGCTATTTTTCTTTATGATATCCATTTTATATTAAATAAAAAAGCCCCCCGCACAATGCGAGAGGCTGTGCCTATGTCAAAGAGTAGGTCTTCTCTTATTATGCTTCTGGGAAAGCACCGTCGCTAACTTCTCTCATTGGCTCAAATTCTTGAGACTGGAAAGAAAGGCTATAACCATTTCTATCACCTAGAGCAGTTCCACTAGTGTTTTCTCCTGAAGTTAAACGTACTCCGTTTACTTCACCCATTAACCAATATTTCCCGTTATTATCCTTGATAATAATAGTCATCTTGGCTCTTGCTATCATTTTAACCTCATTACGCTTAGTTTGTTCCATTTTGTTAAGAACGTAAGTAGCAGTTTGGTCAAAGAAGCTTGTTCCGTTTTGAGCGTTAACTGTAGGGTTGTCGTTAAATACTGAAGCAGCACCTTGAGCGTTAGTACACTCGAACTTGAAATATTCCAAGTCTGAAGCTGTGTTAGTAATTGACGTAGCTACACCTGAAGCATCGGTAGCGATAACCATGTCTGAAGGCATATTGCCTATCCAGAACTCAGCTACACCACCAATACTGTCGGAGCATCCTACACTAAATCCGCTTGTTAAATCACACGCCATAATTTAGTTTATTTATTTATTAAGCTAAAGTAAATTCTACGATTTCGTCAGGGTATGCAACTTGAACACCTCTCTTAAATTTAACTCTGTAGTATACTTTATCGTCTTTTTTATCGTACCACATATCGAATTCCTCTTCGTCGTTCTGTAAATCGAATCCTAAGAAGAAGTTTTCTTTAGTTCCTAAGAACATTCTGTTAGTAGAATCTAGTCCGTGAACACCTACCAAAGTAACGTTTTTACCTGGGATAGCCATTTCGTAGTTCATCCATGCAGTAGCGTCAACGTGAAATAAGTTCTTAGCAGCTAATGTATCAACATACTGGTCGAATACGTCAGTTCCAACAAAAAGAACTTGGTTAGCAGCAGACTTAACTTTAGCTGGTCTAGCGTTAACAACATCTTTAACTAATGTATCTACGTTTCCAGAAGCTCCAGAAGTGATAGCAGTAGCAGCAGAAGTATTACCGTCTACAGCAGTAGTAGCAGCATCAATAATTTTGATAAGGCCGTCATACTTGTTGATATAAATGTTAGCAGAAGCAGTATCTCCAGTCCAGTCAGCAACTTCATTGTGCTCCATGATAGTTTTGATAATGTTTTCTGAAACCTCAGCTTCGAAAGCCATGTCCTCAGTCTCAGCATTTCCAGCTCTCAATAAGATTTGAGTGTACTTAGGGATAAGGTCTTTCATGCAGAATCCTGAATAGTAAGTGATTTGGCCTACAGAGATATTTCTATCTGAGAAGTTGATGTCACCTGAAGCAGTTGCAGAACACCCGCTACCATCTTGAGGAAATGCATCTACACTTAAAAGGTGTAAAGCGTCAGTCTTTTTTACTCCTGATTGAAGTGAGAAGTAGTCACTTGATGTTTTCTCAAAATATAATCTTGAGATAAGGTCGGTTGATTGTTCGTTGACATAATTTGTCAAGCTTGAAACGTCGAAACTCATAATTTTAATTTAATTGTTTTATTTTTATTTTTAATTTTTACTTGCTCTAATCGCAGCTCCTAATTTAGCAGCTTTTTCAGCTCTAGTTAGTGCTTTGAATTCTTGTGGTTTTTTAGAAGTAGGCTCTTCGCTAGTAGCTAAGTCCTCAACTCCTTTAGTTAAATCTTCTAGTTTAGAAGCAAACTCTTCTTTTAACTCGTCTTTTGAAGATATAGCAGAAGCTAGTTCAGTTCTCAAAGATTCGTTTTCAGCTTTAATAGTCTCGATAGACTCATTGATAGCTTCAGCGTACTTAGATACAGCTCTTTCTAGCATTTCGTTTAACATCTCTTCGTTAAATTCGTTCTCTACTTCAGCTTCTACCTCTTCTACTTCTTCTACTTCAGGAGCACCTTCAGATTCGATAGCTACAATAGATACTACTAATCCTCCAGCAGTTTCTATAATAGTTCCGTCTTCTAGTTCATGGTTTCCGTCTGGAGCTGAGATTTCACCTTCAGGAGTTACTACTACTAGAGCAGTTCCTTCTTTTAGTTCACCTTCCCATTTAACAACAGTTCCGTCCGTAAGAGTTGCCTCTTCGAAGTTTTCTTCTACTACAGTCTCTTCTACTTCAGCGTCTGCAAAAACAGACTTAAGAGTAGAAATTACATTTTCTAAATTTATTTTATTCATTTTATTAAATTGATACTTTTCTAATTCGAACACACCCTCAACACTAAATCCTCTTAATAGTCCGTCTTTTTTAATCTTCTCCCAAGCGTCGTCGTTCTCTACCTTAGCAGCAATAAACCAAGTCCCGTCTGCTATGTCCTCAAAACCTTCAGGAGCTTTTATACCTAACTCCTCGTCAGTTATAAAGGATTGGTAAATATAAACGTCATTAAACAATTTAAGCGAGTCATGTTGCTCGTTAAAATTACTTTGCTTGCCTTCTTTGAAGTATTTTTGTACAAGGTCTTTAATAGTATTCTTTTTGAACACAGCGTAGTATTCTCCTCTTTCATCTCTTCTATAGATTGGTAGGTCTGGAATCATTGCAGCCCCCATTACGATTCGCTTATCTTCGTTAATAACTTCGAATTTATGTGGAGCGAAGGCTTGGTATTGAACACCAATGGCAGGAGAATCTACTAAAGCTATCGCTTGTAGGCCCTCTACGTCTTCAGATAATTTAAACTCTATTAAAGGTAAGTCCATTCTTTTATATATACTATTATTTAAAAAAAAAGTAAAAAATATTTTGTATGTAAATAATTGTGTATATATTTGTAATACAATAAACAATAAAACAAATAAAATGAACAACACAAAAAAAACAGTTAGAACGTATTTAAAAGAAGAATGGTCATCAAATAGTGGTCATATCACAAAAAAAGCAATTTTAGATAATTGTGTTGATAGAATTGGCTCCTACCTTACTTATGCAGATATAGAGGGTAAATATATGGCGGTGTACTCTTATTGGGAACATAACGTAGAGAATTTTGACCAAGTTGAAAATGATAAGTATGTAGGTTATGAGATTACTTGCGATTTCGATAAAACAAATTGGCTAAATAAAAATTACGGAAAGCCTACTATTCAGCTAATAGTACCTACATGGGTTATGGAATTAAAAGTAAATGACGAAAGACACGCAGCTAACATATTTAGAAAATATTTAAAATTAGTATAAAACCTAAAAAACTTAAAACCTAAAACAATCAAAGCCCTTGCAGAAAATGTAAGGGTTTTTTTATTCTACTATTGTAGCCCTATTGTAAACTCCGTCTATATCTCTAGACACGTTTCTTATATCTGTCTCGGTTACAATTACTTTCGCTGTAGGTATCTCTGTTTCTATAGTAGGTGAAACTAAAGACCTAGGAGTTATTCCAACGCTTCCACCTATTGCAGAC